TTGAGAACGAAGCATTTGCGTGTGGTATCCTTAAAGCGCGCATGCAAGACAAAATCTTGGATCAAGCACCTATTTGGACAGATCTTAGAACCTTCAATGGCAAGCCTTGGCGTGGCAAAGTGGATTGTCTCACTGGAGGCTATCCATGCCAGCCATTTAGTGTTGCAGGAAAAAAGCTTGGAGAAAAAGACCCAAGACATCTCTGGCCAGAAATTAAACGACTCATTGGAGAAATTGAACCCTCAATCTGCTTCTTTGAAAATGTCGGCGGACATTTACGATTGGGATTTGAACAGGTCGCAAATGACCTATCAGAATTGGGTTATAAAGTTAAGGCAGGTTTGTTTACAGCGCAGGAAGTTGGCGCTCCTCATAAAAGAGAAAGATTATTCATCTTGGCCTACAGTGATAGCGTCAGATCATCTATCCAATCCAATGGAAACATTGGAGAATTGGAAAAAGAGATCGGAAGCCAAGAAAAAACAAGGAATCAATCTTCACAAGCCACTAAGGATTGCAGTTCAAGAATTAGAGAATTGGCCAACTGTTGTGTCATCGGATGCAAATGTAGGAGCGATAATTTCTGCAAACGACACTTACAAAATCAACAAATCAGGAACTCTCAGAAAAATCAACAAGAATGGCAAGGACGGATCTCTGGGGCTTGCGAGAACTGTAAAAATGTGGCCGACTGTGAGAAGTTCATCGGCAAACGAAGCATCGAGCAAAGAAATTCAAAACAACAATCCCAAGAAGAGATTGGAAGTAGAAATTCAGAACTGGCCAACGCCACGAGCAATGGAGCCAGGAAGCACGAGTCCAGGATATGGCAAGGGATTAAAAAACACTGCGATAAATTGGCGAACCCCGAATGCCTCAGATGGCGAAGGTGGAGTGATGGAATGGAGAGACGGCAAAGCAGCAAAGTTGAAGCTGAGAGATCATTCAGTTCATGCAGTAAAATCATGGGCAACTCCAACAACGAGAGATTGGAAGGATGGAAGTGCCAAGGACAACTCCAAAACCAACTCTCTGCTTGGCCGCCAAGCCCCACGGATTATGGAAGTTGGCAAGAACTGCCAGATCACCTTAAACCCGCTATTCACAAATCATCTGATGGGATGGCCAATCGGGTGGACGAGATTCGAGCCTGTGGCAATGGCGTGGTGCCATTGGTTGCAGCTTATGCGTGGCGAGTTCTTAGCGATGGAATGGATTTGGTTAAAGATAAAAGAGAATAATTGAAAAAATATGAATGAAGATTTTTTACCAAAATTAGCCGACAATATCGAGCTTAAATCAACTGAGGAATTAATTCCTTATGCAAAAAATGCCAGAACTCACTCTGAAAATCAGGTAAATCAAATTGCAGCTAGTATTACTGAATTTGGCTTTACCAATCCAATTTTAGTTGATGGTGCTAAAGGTATTATTGCAGGTCATGGAAGATTGATGGCAGCTAAAAAACTTGGGCTTAGTCAAGTTCCAGTTGTTATTCTTGATCATTTATCTGAAGCACAAAAGCGCGCTTATATTATCGCCGATAACAAATTAGCAGAAAATGCTGGATGGGATGAAGAGATTTTGGCAAATGAGCTTCATGACTTAAAAGAGGAAAATTTTGATCTAGATTTAATAGGTTTTGAAGATCAGGAATTGGAACGATTATTTACCAACCTTTATGAATCAGACGAAAATGAGGAAGAAGAAAATTTACCAGAAGTCGAAGAAAAACCAATCTCAAAAATTGGTGATATTTGGTTACTCGGTGATCATAAATTAATTTGCGGTGATTCATGCAAATTGGAAACTTACCAAGCCCTTCTTACAAATGAGTTAGCTGATATGACATTCACCGATCCACCTTATAATGTGGATTATGGGAATACCATGAAGGATAATTTAATTGGCAAAAAGAACTCTAAAACTGGCAAGGAATATAAAAACTCATCAGGGCAAAGAACAATATTAAATGATAATCTTGGTGATGATTTCCCTAAATTTCTTTTTGATTGTTGCTCAAATATTTTGGCACTTACCAAGGGTGCTTGTTATATTTGCATGAGTTCATCAGAACTTCACACTTTGCAAAAATCATTTGTTGAAGCTGGTGGTAAATGGTCAACTTTTATCATCTGGGCTAAAAATCACTTCACTCTTGGAAGGTCTGATTATCAAAGGCAATATGAGCCAATACTTTATGGTTGGCGAGAAAAAAATGATCATTACTGGTGTGGTGATAGAAATCAATCTGATGTTTGGTATTTTAATAAACCAAATAAAAGTGAGCTTCACCCAACAATGAAGCCAGTTGAGCTTTGCAAAAAAGCCATTTTAAATTCATCTAAAACTGATGATATTATTCTTGATCCATTTGGCGGTTCTGGATCAACCTTAATTGCAGCCGAGCAGTTAAAGAGAAGATGTAGAATGATTGAATTAGATCCAAAATATGTGGATGTTATAATTAAAAGATGGCAAAATCTAACTGGTAAAAAAGCAATAAATTCGATTAGTAAAAAAAGCTTTGATGAAATTTTAAATGACAATGAGTAAAGAAAATAATGACATTAAGGAATCAATAATTTTGGAAGCCAAAAAATTAGTTGAGGAAAATGGAAGCAAATCTGTTGAAATTGTTAATAGAAAAATTGAAGGATTAAAAAATCAGTATTCCAGAGAAAGTGATTTTGCTTTTTTACTCCTAACAGAAGTCGAGAAATTATTGGAGGCTAAAAATTAATAAGGGATGTAACTTTCCTCAATTGATTTACAGATATTTTGGCAAATTTTAAAAGCCTCTTTATCCCAAGGTTTTGTAGCATTTTCTTTATTGTCTAGAAAATTTCTTAAATGAGTTTCGACTAAAAATCTAACATCAGTATCATCGCCGCAGGCTTCTTGTTCTGATAAGATTTGATCAAAAAGATCATCATCACCGAGTAAATCATAAAGCTCATCTTCAGCAATTTTTGCTGGTAATGGTTTTGATATTAATTTTTGTAATTTTTTAGCTTTTTGTACTGTTTGAGGTAAATTCCAAGTTCCCATTTTTTTAAAAGATAAAAGTTAATAAATAAGCTCTAAAGCCTTGCATATTATAGCTTCCTACCTTTTGTCTATCAAGTTAATTAGTCGAAAATAATCAAAGAAATTCAAGAATTATGAAGAAATATGGAACTCTCAATCAGAGCTTATGCAAAACATCGAGGAGTAACTGAAGGAGCAGTTAGAAAAGCAATAAAACAAGGAAGAATCAGCAAAAAAGATAATGGTAAAATTGATCCTAATTTAGCAGATAAAGAATGGTCAAAAAATACTGACCCAGCACAAATTAAGAAATCTGAAGCAAAAGAACCAACACAGGATTCTAGCAATATTTCTTCTCCTTCAAATCCTTTATCAGTTGGCCCTAGTTATCAACAAAGCAGAGCCATTAAGGAAGCTTATAATGCTAAATTAACCAGACTACAATTCGAGAAGGAATCTAAAAAACTAATCTCTGTAGATGAGGTAAAAATATCAGCCTTTAATGCTGCCAGAATGACCAGAGATCGAATGTTAAATATTCCTGATCGAGTTATTCCTGCTTTAGTTGGAAAAACTGATATTTTCGAGATGAAGGAAATTTTAAAAACAGAAATAGTTAAAGCTTTAGAAGAATTATCTAAAAATGATGTATGATGATCTATACCTTAAGAGCTTTAGAGCAGGATTAAAACCAGATCCAAATTTTAATATCTCTGAGTGGGCAGATCATCATCGTATTTTAACTTCAATTTCTTCAAGTGAGCCTGGCCCGTGGAGAACTGATCGCACTCCTTATTTAAAGGAGATCATGGATTGTCTATCACCAAGCAACCCTTGTGAAAAAGTAATTTTCATGAAGGGAGCACAAATTGGTGGTACAGAATGTGGCAATAACTGGATGGGATTTGTAATTCATCATGCCCCAGGGCCGATGTTAATTGTTAATCCCACAGTAGAAACTGCCAAGAGAACCTCAAAAATGAGGATTGATCCTGCAATTGAAAATTGCCCAGCTTTAAAAGATAAGGTCAATGATCCAAGATCAAGAGATTCTGGAAATACAATGCTGATGAAGGAATTTCCTGGTGGAGTTTTAATTTTAACTGGAGCTAATTCTGCCGTTGGTCTAAGATCAATGCCAATTAGATATCTATTTCTAGATGAAATTGACGGCTATCCTGATGACGCAGCATCTGAAGGTGATCCTGTAAATTTGGCAATTCAAAGGACTGCTACATTTTCTAATAGGAAAATATTCATGATCTCAACTCCGACTATTAAAAATTATAGTCGGATTGAAACTGCATTTTTAGAGGGAGATCAAAGATATTATTATGTTCCTTGCCCTGATTGTGGTGAGTTTCAAATATTAAAATGGCAAAATGTTAAATGGCCAAAAGGTGATCCAGAAAACGCCTATTATGAGTGCAAAAAATGCAAATCACATTGGCAGGATCATCAAAAGGCAGAAGTATTAAAAAATGGTAAATGGATAGCAACTGCGAGTAATGCTGATAAAAAAGTCGTATCTTTTCATTTATCTTCCCTTTACTCGCCTCATGGCTGGGTAAGTTGGGGAGATATTGCCAAGGAATTTAGTGAGGTTCATAAAGACCCACCAAGGCTTCAAGTTTGGACAAATACCAAACTCGCTGAGACTTGGGAAGATATGTCTGGTGAGGCTATTGATTCAACAGGATTATTAAAAAGAAGAGAAAATTTTGGCAAATATTTACCAAAAGATGTAGCTATAATTACAGCTGGTGTTGATGTTCAGGATAATAGATTAGAATTAGAAATTGTTGGCTGGGGAAAAGATGAAGAATCTTGGTCGCTTGATTATCAAGTGATATATGGCGATCCATCAACTCCTGATTTATGGAGTGATTTGGATAAGATTTTAAATCACACATTCATTCATTCAAGGAATCTTGGTAATTTTCCAATTACTGCTGTGGCGGTGGATTCTGGCGGTCATTATACTGATCATGTCATCAATTATTGTGATGAGAGAAAACATAAAAGAATCTTTGCCATAAAAGGAAGTTCTAATGGCAATGGCGTTCCAATATGGCCAGTAAGAGCAAGTCAAAATAAACGACTCAAAAAACCAGTTTATGTAATTGGTGTAAATGATGCCAAAGAAACTCTGATGCAAAGGCTTCGAATTGAGAAATCAGGAGCTGGTTATTGGCATTTTCCAATTGAGCGAGATCAAGAATGGTTTAACCAAATAACAAGTGAGGTTGTAAAAACCAAATATGTTAAAGGTAGACCAGTTAGATCATGGCAACCAAGGAAGGAAGGTCAAGCAACTGAAGGGTTAGATTGTAGAGTTTATGCTTTTGCAGCACTTCGTGGTTTGGTTAGAAATTGGAAATTAGATTTAAACAAGCTTGCCCAGAAATTAGCAGAAATTCCTCTTCGTGAATCTGAGCCTGACATTCAAAGTCAAAAAACTACCAAAGTTTCACGAACAAGACGAGTTCGAAGCAAAGGAATAAATTAAACCTCATGAAATCTTTAGAAGAACAATTAACGGAAGTACAGCAAGCCATATCTGATGTTTTAAATAATGCTCAGGAAGCAAGCTATAATGGCCAAAGAGTTAAAAAGGCAGATTTGGCAATTTTGGAAACAAGAGAAAAAAGGCTTTTGGTTCAAATTAAAAGAAAAAAACGAGGCGGAATTAGAATAAGAGGAATAACCCCAACATGAGCAAAAAATTAAGAATTTCTGATAACTGGCTAGATAAAACCATATCTTATTTTAGCCCTGAAAAAGGTTTAAAAAGATTAGAAGCCAGAGCCAGACTTTCTATTGCTGGAGGATATGTTGGTGCAAGGCGTGATAGAAGGCAAACCAAAAGTTGGGATATCACTGATGGATCTGCTGATAATGTGACATTGCCTGATTTGCCAGCACTTCGAGAAAGATCTCGTGATTTAATTAGAAATGCACCTCTTGCTTGTGGCGCAGTTAATACAGTGGTCACCAATGTGGTTGGAACTGGCTTAAAAGTTCAATCTCATATTGATCGTGAAGTTTTAAAGCCATTTTTTAAAGATGAATCTGAGTTTGATAAATTTGAAAGAAATGCTGAGCGAATTTTTAGAAATTGGGCAGAAAATACAGATTGTGATATTACCAGAAGTCAGACATTTTCTGAAATTCAGAATTTGATTTTAAGATCAGTTCTTGAAAGTGGTGATATTTTTATCATTAAAAGAACTGTCCCTAGGTCAAATAAGTTAATTGATCTTAGTTTACAGTTAGTTGAAGCAGATCGAGTTTCAAATCCTGATTATAAAACTAATACAGAAAAACTAATTGCTGGAGTTGAGGTTGATAAAAATGGAGCGCCAATTGCTTACCATATTTGCAATCAGCATCCAGATGATTATCAAAGTCAGAAAAGCAAAAAATATGTAAAAATCCCTGCTTTTGATAAATATGACAATAGACAGGTATTTCATATTTTTAATCGAATCAGACCAGGACTTACAAGAGGAGTTCCATATCTTGCTCCAGTAATTGAAAGCTTAAAGCAGTTAGATCGCTACACTGAAGCAGAAATCATGTCAGCA